AGCATATTTAGCCCAAGAGCGCGGCGGCTTCATCTGCTGTAAGTCCAAGTTTGTCTAGGACTTTTTGCCTTGCGGCTGCTTTAGCGGCTTCCGCTTCGGCTTGTGCTTCGGCTTCGGCTTGTGCAACTACAGCCCATGCTTTGTGCGCGGCTTGTTCGGCTTCGGTCATGTCGCGTTCTACGCCGTTATCATTTGTTCGCATTGTCATACCGTCTTTGAGTATCCATAAATTGTGTAACTACCCGTAGTGTTGCCTGACGCAACTAAAAACTTTATGCCGTCAAACTGTGTGCTTGCAGACTGGTTGCCAAAATACTGAACAACAAAAGGGTTTGTATATGCGCTTGCGTTTCTTGTATTTACTGCTTGATAAACAGTTGGTTCGGCAAGTTGTGGGCCGCTTAGTTCCAATGTTGTCAAACTTGTAAACGCACCCGGGTCTTTACCAACAAACGCCGAAGTTTGTGATGCGAATAATTGTCCTGAAACTGTGGTGCTAGTTGCTTGTAACATTTGAAAGTTGTAACCTGTTGTGGTGTCTACTGTTGCTGCACGCAACTGCATAGCCAATTCTTGGCTTGTGCTTGTTTGGTATCTGATAACAATGCGATAATTTGTGTAAGCGCTGGTAAAAACGCCGTCTGCGGTAACGCTTGCAACCGCGCTAAACGCTGTTTCCGCTTTAACACACACAAGGCCCGGCGTAGTTCCTACTGGCTGCCAAGTCGCGCCGTCATAAAACTGTGTAGCGTTGCCAGTCTCAAGATAAGCAAATTGGCCTTCGGCTAGTGTTTTTTCGCCTGTGCCGCCGAAAGCCGCATCGCGCTCGACAGTTGACGCAAAAACGGGAATGCCGCTATTCGTAATGTTGAGGTCTGCCGCTGTCAGGACTTCGCCTGCCACATAGACGGGGACTGTAGTAACTGCGTTTGCTCCCATACCAGTACCTTACCCGAGCACGTTGTCGGAGTCGGTGATTCCGTAAATTAGATCGTCTAGTACCAATTCAAAAACGAGCGTGGTGGGGCTTGTGAAGAGCGTGATTCGATGCCCAGACGATACGTCAATCTGATGTTGAATGCCCTCTACGGCTAACTCTTGGGCTAGTTGCGTGGTGGTTAACCCAGTTGCAAAAGACTTCTCTACGCTAATTGTGGCCCCGATCTCGATGACGGCCACAATGTCGCGCTGGGCGTCTGTAAGCGTAGAGAACGGCGTGGATACCGATGTGTAGCGCGGCGTCGGTTCGGCTACAAGTAGGTACGTGGCGAGGTCTAGGGCCGCTGCGTCGTTGTGGACGAGCGCGTCGGAGATTGACGTGGTCTGAATAAAGTAGGTCGCTTGGGATGCTAGGTCTTCGGCGACTTCTGGGTTGGTTGCGCCGGCATGGGTGACTGATGCGCGGTTGACGACTTGATTTGCTTCAAATGAGATGCCTACTTGATCCATTGGGATATTTGTTCCGTCATCGTGGAATGCGGCTACGGGTGCGGAGAGTGTTGTTCCGATCCGATCTTGGAAGGTGAATGTCCCGTCACGTGCCACAAAGATTCGGCCTTGAACTGATTCGTTGATCTTGGCCATGTATGCGGCCACGGATGTTCCGTTGGGAACGGTGTAGGCAGAAGCTCCTCCCAGTAGGACGCTTGATGTTTCAATGTTGCGTTCACCCGGCGACTGGAATGCGTTTACTTCTGGAAGGTCTAAGACGGCTTCAATGCGTACGTTGGCAAGTTCTTCGGAGACGTTGTATTCGTCCATGTAGGTTTGGGAGAGGACATAAAAGCGGTCGGCGCATGCGACGTTGACTTCGTCTAGGCCGCCAAGGTTAAAGTCGTAGGTGTAGTCAATGATGTAACCGTTGAAGAGTTCTTCGCCTTCGCGTGTAAGAATTACGTTTCGCATTGGGGCTAATCCCGGTTGACCGTTTGCGGTGTCAAAGAACGGCGAGTCTTGGTTGAACGGGTTGAAGACTCCGCCGGCATAGCCGTCTAGAAGATTGAAGTTCATTGAGCCGGCTGTAAATTGGTCGCCGATGTCGCGGCGGCCGCGTGTGACGGTGATGTTTGTGGAGCCCTCAATAACGGATGCATATTGTGTCGTTCCGTTAAGCACGTATTCGGTGTTGTTTAAGACGCCTTTTTCGGTGTCGTCTAGGACGAATGCGTTGACTAAGAAGCCTGTGTCAATGAGGAGATCGTAGGATCCCGATTCAACAATTGACGTTGCCATTACGCGACTTGGATTTGTGCTGGGCCGTCTACACGGTTCATGGCTTTAATGGCGTTGACAACGGCGCGGCCGATGTCTGCCGATGTGGAGATGCCGCCTGTGATGTTGACGGTGATGTTTTGTCCGCCGCCGTTTTTCATGCGATCTAGTGGGATGACGGCTTCTGGCCCCTTTTCGCCAACAATGGCAAGCGTGGGAGCGGTCACAATTCCGCCTGTGGCCATCTTGCGTACTCCGCTTATGCCGCCTTCTGTGGCTTCTTGTGCTGCACCAATGCGGCCGAGTGAGATGGATTCAATGGTTGATACGTTGTCAACGAATGGGATGGCGTTGTATGCCCTGATGAGCGCGTTAATTGCTTTAATCCATGTGTTGGCCAATGTCTCGAAGCCGCCAATAATAAAGTTGAGGACGCTGTTAACAATGTTGCGGAAGCCCTCAAACTTTTTGTAGGCGATTGCTAGGCCGACTACAAGTGCGGCGATGCCGGCTGCAATAAGTGAAAACGGGTTGAGCGCCATTGCAAAGTTGACGGCCATAATTGCTGTGGCAATAGCGGCGATTGTGCCGGCAATGGCTAGGAATGCGCCCGGGTTGTCTTGTGCCCAGTCTGCAAACTTCTGCACTACGGGGAGGATGGCTTCTACGGCTGGGAGTAGCGCGGCGCCAATTGACTCTTTGGTTTCGTCGATCGAGTTGCCAAGGATCTTCATGCGGCCTGCGGCGGTTTCGGCGGCTGCGGCCGTGGCTCCTCCGAAGGTTCCGCCTAGGACATTCATGACGTCGTCAAGCGTTGCTCCGTCTTTGATCATTGCTTTGATCTCTGGGGAGAGTTGTCCTAGCGCCTTAAAGTTGCCGCCGTACGCTTTGGCAAGTGCATCGGAGACGGTGGCTAGGTCGCGTCCTGAGCCTTGTGCGATGTCTTGAGCAAGCGCAAGCGTCTTGTTTGCTTCCGTAATGTCTTTGGTTCCGACTAGCAGCGCTTGGAATGCTGGACGCAGTTCGCTGTCTGCTGTGCCAGATGCCCTTGACATCGCGGCGATGACGTCTTCTTGCGCGGCGACTTGTTCTTTTGATGCGCCTGTGACGTTGCCCATTACGAGCGCAAGGTTGGCTTGTTCGGCTGCGTCTTCCATTGCTGCTTTGGTCGCGCCTGCAAGTGCTACGCCTAAGCCGGCCATCGCTGCGGCCGCTGGGATTGCTGCCTTCTTGATTGCAAAGTTTGCCTTGGCTCCAAAGCCTTCTAGTTGCTTAAATTGGGCGATCGCCTTCTTTGCGCCCTTGGGATCGTATTCGGAAATGATTGGGAGAATGACGGCCATAAGTTACCTTGCGCTGAGATCGCGACTTAAGGCTTCGCCAACGCGGTCTACGATCCGCGCCATTTCTGTCTCAAGTTCGCTTTTGTTTGCTTCGTACTGTTTCCACACTACTCGCGACGGGTCGCCGTACTTGGCTGTTAGGGCTTCGCCCATGCGATTACTTGATGAGAAGTCAAAAAAGGATGCGGCCGCGCCCATCCATTTAATGGCAAAGGTCGAGAGGTTTACTTTGCCGCCAAAGACTTCTTTAGGTGCTTTGGTGTTGATGTAGGCCTTGACGGAATGGTCGGTCGGCCACGGGAAAACTTCGTACTCGCCACGGAGACGCCATTGGCGTTGCCATCCTGAGAGCGGATAGTTCAACGGGATGGCCGACTGGATGTCTGAGACAAGCCCAGACGTTACGCGCTTGTAGTCCTTGGTGATGTCGCGACGGAGAGCCTTGTCGATCTTGTTGAGATCTTTAAGCGCTTGGCCAAGGCCGAACACTTCTATCCGTGCTTCAACGCCGCCGGCTGAGTCTCTCATTTGTGTCCTTTTTTGTTCTGGTCATTAAGGACTCTAATGATTGTTTGTAGGTCGCGTGAGTCAAACGAATCCGCATAGAACGTCGGAGCCCATCCCGTCGCGACTACCAGTTCGGCTAATTGCCGGCGGTAGCCGCGTCCGTAGGGTTTGGATCAGTTGCATCCTC